TGTCAACATTTTAAAAAAAACGGTTGACTTTGTTTATCTAGGCATTTATAATAAACCCGTTATCCACAATGTTGTAGATAACACACATGGCAAACATGGCAAACATTTTAGGAGAAATATCATGGCCTCATTAGCAGAAATCCGAGCGAAGCTCTCGGCAATGGAATCGAAAGGTTCTAATCAATCGTCACAACAAAGTGACAACGCAATTTATCCACACTGGAATATCGACGAAGGAACAAGTGCAACACTTAGGTTTTTACCTGACAGTGACACTACTAACGACTTCTTTTGGGTAGAGCGTCAAATGATTCGTCTAACCTTCCCAGGTGTATTAGGCGGAGAAAACAAACCAGTTACAGTACAAGTACCTTGCGGTGAAATGTACGGTGACACTTGTCCAGTATTAACTGAGGTTCGTCCTTGGTTTAAAGATGCAAGTCTAGAAGACATGGGTCGTAAGTACTGGAAAAAGCGTTCATATATCTTTAACGGTTTTGTTACAGATAATCCTTTGAACGAGGAAGCACCTGAAAACCCAATTCGTAGATTTGTAATTTCACCTCAAATCTTTAACATCATCAAGTCATCTTTGATGGACCCGGATATGGAAAATATTCCAACTGATTACCTTAACGGTACAGACTTCCGTGTTAGTAAAACAACCAAAGGTCAATATGCAGACTACAGTACTTCAAAGTGGGCTCGTAAAGAGAGTTCATTAGATGAAACTCAACTTGCAGCTATTGATGCAAACGGTTTGTTTAATCTAAAAGATTACTTACCTGCACAACCTACTGCTGAACATTACCAAGCAATTAGCGAAATGTTCCAAGCAAGTGTAGATGGCGAACTTTATGATCCAGCAAGATGGGGTAACTTCTACAAGCCATATGGAGTTGAAGTTCCTGCAAATGCTGTGCAATCAGGCGTACAAGCAACTACAGCACCAGCTCAACAAGCACCGGCTCCGGCTCCGGTAGCACCAACAGCACCTGTAGTAGAAACAGCAGCACCTGCAGCACCAGCACCAGCACCGGTAACTCCTGAGCCTGCTCCAGTAGCAGAACCAGCAGCGGCGGCTCCTGCAAGTAATGCGAGTGCAGATGATATTCTGAACATGATTAGAAACCGTTCTTAAGGAGACTAACATGCAGAAACCATTTGACTTAACAAAGTTCAGGACGTCCGTGACTAAATCCATTAGTGGAATTAGTGCAGGCTTCCATGATCCAAAAGATTGGATCAGCACAGGTAACCACACACTTAACTATTTAATTAGTGGAGACTTCAATAGAGGTATTCCACTAGGCAAAGTAAGTGTTTTTGCAGGTGAGTCCGGTTCAGGTAAAAGTTTTATCTGTTCCGGTAACATTGTAAAGGCGGCACAGGATCAAGGATGCCAAGTTGTATTGTTTGATTCAGAAAACGCACTTGACGAAGACTGGCTACAAGCATTAGATGTAGACACAACTCCTGAGAAACTTCTCAAGATTAGTGTTAGCATGATTGATGATGTTGCCAAAACACTAAGTGACTTTATGAAAGACTATAAAAGTAACTACGGTGATTTAGAGTATGACGAAATGCCTAAGTTGTTGTTTGTTATTGATAGTTTAGGTATGTTACTTACACCAACTGATGTAGCACAATTTGAAAAAGGTGACATGAAAGGTGATATGGGTAGAAAGCCAAAGGCTCTAACTGCCCTAGTGCGTAACATGGTTAACCAAATTGCACCATTCCCAGTAGGTATTGTTGCAACTAACCACACATACGCTTCGCAAGACATGTTTGACCCAGATGATAAAATCAGCGGTGGTCAAGGCTTTATCTATGCAAGTAGTATTGTTGTTGCTATGCGTAAACTAAAACTTAAAGAAGACTTAGACGGAAACAAAGTTTCTACAGTACAAGGTATTCGTGCCGCATGTAAAGTTATGAAGTCTAGATACAGCAAACCTTTTGAAGGTGTGCAAATCAAGATTCCATATGAAAGCGGAATGGACCCTTATAGTGGTCTAGTAGAAATGCTAGAACAGAAAAGTCTACTTACTAAAGTTGGTAATAAACTATCCTATGTCTCACCTGTAACAGGCGAAGAGATAAAGGAATTTAGAAAAGGATGGACATCTGACAAGTTGCAAGTCATTATCGATGAATGGGATAAAATTCCAGAAGTTGCAGAAGTTGACGAAGACATGGTAGATGAGCCAGATGTAATTGATCCTATGGAGGACTCATTAGATGAATCATGATATTAGTTTCCTACACGAGTTGTGGGATAGCATTAAGCACTTTGTCCCTAAGAAAGACAAATTGCAAACTGCAGAACAACTAGTTCGTGTGTTTGACGAAAACGCAGATATCGGAGAAATCGAAGATTCATTAAACGAATTTGATGGCATTATGAGAGCATCTATTGTATCACATTTTGAAATCAGTTCAGTAAATGATGACGAAGACGACGAAGACGGGGATTGGGATTAAATGAGTACTTGGTATAATAAAGTTACTTCGAACCTTGGTGACATAGTAGATGCTATTAGTTACTTCGAGAATGAACTTGACGGTGCCAAGTATGAATGCCGAATCAAAGGGAGCCTGGAAAGAGCCAGTGCCTCCCTGCCCGGTATTACAGAACACCGATTCAATCAATTACAAGAGATCGAAGCAATCCTTGAACACTTAAATATTGCACTCCGTAAGGAGCGTAGTGTTGTGTTTAGGAAGTTCTTCGAGACATATAATAGACAACTTACCAGCAGAGATGCTGAAAAGTATGTTGATGGTGAGCAATCTGTTAT